CGACATCACCACCCTGTACTTCTCCGCAGACACCGATGACTTCACGGTGGCCAAGCGTGCCTGTGCCACGTTGCTGCGTGAAGATCAAGATGCCATTGAGGAACGGCTGAACAGCTATGACCCAGCGATGACCGAGGTGTTGACACCGCTGTCATCGAAGATCCGGTTCTCTTTCGAGACGGACCCTGACTACGAGCACATGGAACGTGAAGTGATTGCCTTCGAGGCGATGTTCGGTGACTACCCGGACATCATCGTGGTGGACAACCTGATGAACGTGAACACAGACGGCCTGGATGAATGGGCAGGGATGAAGGAAGTGACGAAGGCGTGCCACCGGCTCGCCCGTCAGACCGGTAGCGCAGTGTTCATCCTCCACCACGCGAACGAGTCCTCGATCAAGAACTCAGTGATGCCGGCTAAGCGTGCGGACATAGCAGGCAAGGTGGCACAGATGCCAGAGAACATCCTGACAGTAGCGCTGGACCCAGCACAGGGGGTCATTAGGATGGCTGCGGTAAAGAACCGCACTGGGCCTTCGGACCCTAACGCGGAGAGCTACATGGAACTGCCGATAGACCTTGGAAGAATGTTGATCTACAACGGGATTCAAGACCAAAGGGACGGGATACCGGCATGAGCGACATTCTTTCTGAAGCCGCTAGCGTCGTGAACGGTAAACGTCCCCAGGAGTATGGCTCACCTGAACAGAACTTCGCACGCATTGCGGATCTGTGGACCGCGTACCTGAACGGTCGTGGGCTCATTGACCTTGAGGTTACCGATGGGATCACGGCCGTTGACGTGGCATACCTCAACATCCTGCAGAAGATTGCACGCCTGGAGCACGGCTATCACCATGATAGCGTGGTGGACCTTGCGGGGTATGCGGCTTGTGCCGCACAGATCAACGAGCCTGAGCCCACGTTCACCCTAGCTCGCTGTCCTCTCTCGGCATGGCCCGAAGGCAGGTGCTCTCTCGATGCCCTTCATGCCGGTGACTGTGAACCGTTCGGCCCCGTGGTCAAGTGCGCATCGGAGGAACCGTCCGGAATATGGATCTGCGACGGTATCGTCGGACATCCGGGGAAACACACCGCTAACAGTGCCTATACGACCCCTACCGTGACATGGTTGAACAATGGTTAATCCCAGCAAGGACATCGGGACGTGGGGGGAGACACGAGTGGCCCGCTACCTCCAAGAGAACGGCTTCGGTACAGCTGAACGCCGTGCGCTCCACGGCACCTATGACCTCGGAGACATCACCGGGATTCCTGGTGTGGTTATCGAGGTCAAGGCCGGTAAAGCAGCAGAGAGGGCCAGCGATGGCCTTATCAACGCCTGGCTTGCTGAGACCGAGACTGAGCGTAGGAACGCTGACGCCGACATAGGCGTGCTGGTAGTGAAACGCAAGGGCAAGGGCTCAGCCGGTGACTGGTGGGCTATCGAGTGGGACGAGCGCTGGGCGCACAGCAAATACCCTGCACGCTATCTGTTCAAGGACTATGTGCGAATCCTGCGAGAAGACGGTTATGGAGATGAGTTATGACCCGCTACGTGATTAAGACCCACAAGGACGGCAAGGACCGCCAGCACGCCACGGTATCCGTGGACGGTGAGACGGTGGCCATCATGGGCACGCAGGAACAGGCAACCGAATGGGTTGCCAAAGAGGTCAAGCGCCGTGCCTTCGTGCTGAACAATTACGAGGTGGACGGATGAAGTTCGTAGTGGAATGGGTGCCTCAGCGAACCTTCGAAGGCGAGTCGCTGGGGGTAAGTGGGTGGACCGTCTCGTGGAATGAGCCCGGACCCTATGTTGAGGTGGTCCCCGGCTTCACTCACTGCGTCGGTGTTGCTCATCTCAGCGGGGTGGGCGCGGTCATTGAACAGGCAGAATCCCACCGTGTTTTTGTTCTAAAAAACCACGAAGCAGATACGTCGTGATCGTTACGCGCCTCGTCATCAAACGAGAGATGGACGCAGAGGGCAAGGATCACGTCTGGTTCAAAGCAAGGGATGCTGAGGGTAACGTGCCGACACTCCTGGAGATGCTTGGGTTGCTGGAGCTGGCGAAGGGCTGTGCCGAAGAAGCAGCTGGAGAGAGGGTCGAGACGTGAGCCAGAAGCCGAGTGGGCAACGCATCTCCTACCCGATCTGTGGCCAATGGGATTGCGATGACTTCGAGTATGACTGGGAGTGGATCGGCCCCGACGAGCCTGGCTACTCAGCAGTCAAGCGTGAGCAGCAGATAGTTGACTACCACGAGCCGCGAGCCGAGTGGCGTTCTCGACTCCAGGCCGAACGCGATAAGCACAACAACGGCGACCGGCTCTGGGTGGAGACGTGAAGTCAGTCATCATCGGCTATGGCGCTCTCGGCATTTTCACTGCCGTCTCGTGGCACGTCCACCCTCACGGGGTGCCGTACTGGTACGTCATCGGAGTCATTGTCATCCTCGTGGTAGCGGGCCTTTGCTTCGACCGGGAACTCCGTGAACGCCGGTAGCGACAAGCCCAGCATCGAGGTGCTGTGGGAGCACTACGGTGCCCGCATCCTCTTTCACGCATCGAACGGCTGGACAAAGGCGCACTGCCCGCTGCATGTGGACATGACGGCATCTGCCCAGGTGAACCTGGACGAGAACCTGTGGAACTGCTTCTCCTGTGGCCGCACGGGAGACTCCTACACACTTGTCGAACTAATGGAACCGGAGGTCGCCAAGCGTGGATTTCGAGAAGTTGTCCAGCGAGCACAGGAACTCGATGGGGGTCGCAACTACGACCTACCAGGAACAACTCAAGGCTCTCAACGGGGAAGGTCCCCAGGCTACCTATCTAAAAGGCCGGGGCCTAGACGGAAACCTGTGCCGTACATTCCGCATCGGGGCTATCTCTAGCCCACTCCCTGGACATGAGATGTACCAGGGATGGCTTACCATCCCGTACGTCACGCCTACCGGCGTCATCGCCATCAAGGTCAGGCGCATAGAAGACAACACGGAACGGTCCGTTCCGAAGTACGTGCAGCTTGAGGGCGAGGGCTCCCACCTGTACAACGTAAGAGACCTGCACAAGCCGTCTACTTTCATTGTGATCTGCGAAGGCGAGGTTGATGCGATGACGATGAGCTATCACGTAGGAGTGCCCTGTGTGGCCATTCCTGGCGTCTCTAACGCCAGAGACTCGGACAGCGGTAGTCCCAAATGGTCGGACCCGTCCGTGCTGCGAAGGGTGTTTGAGGACTACGACGAAGTAATCATCGTGATGGATGGGGATGACCCTGGTAAGAAAGCTGCCGACCACTTGCATAAAGCGGTAAGGCGCGGTAGAATTGTAACACTACCAGCAGGCAGCGATGTTAACGAAATGGTCCAACAGTTCGGACCAGCCGAGATGCGCAAGCTGTTGGGGGTACGGAATGTCTGAACCAAAGTGGGAAGACGTTGAAGTTGGGGACGCGGTTATCGCTGAGCGCAAGGAAGTCAGTGACTTGACCATCTCTGGCACGGTTACTTACAACGACGGTCTCTGGATCGAGTTCGTCGGATTTGGGTTCGACACGTCCAACTGGACCCTCCTGGACATCATCAAGCCTGAGCCACAGCTGCCAACAACGCCAGGATCGGTCGTTGTGCGAGACGGGGGTAGCGAGTCCCCGGTCCACTACATGCTCGATTTAGACAAACGATGGACTCCCGACGACCTGAATGAGTACCTGCGTGCGGACCCCCACCGCTTCGACTGGTGGGGCTGGGAACTCGTCTACGACGCGGGCAAGAAGTGAACAAGGGCAGGGTGCTTGTCGGGTACAGCGCGGTGGCCGACGCCTACGGCGTAGGGCTGCACCATGACCTCGGTGATGGCAAGGACTGGGGAATGCTCCTGCGGGACGACTTCGCCACCAAGGAAGAGGCCCTAGCGTGGGCCGAGTACAGGGCTGTAGCCCTCACGTCTGCCGGCAAGTCTGGCGACTGGGAAGTCGAGTTCGTAGGGACGCTGGCGTGAAGATCCTGGTGGCCGACATCGAGACGAGCCCGAATCTCGCGCACGTCTGGTCGATCTGGAACGTGAACGTCGGGCTACCCCAACTCCTGACCTCTGGCACTGTGATCGGTGTCGGTTACCAGTGGGTTGGCGAGAAGACCGTCCACTTCCTCAGCGACCACCACGGCGGTCACGCAGAGATGATCCAGAAGACCTACAACCTTCTGGGTGAGGCTGACGCTGTTGTCACCTACAACGGCAAGAACTTCGACAGGCGTTGGCTGAACACGGAGTTCGCTCTGGCCGGCCTGCCCCCGCACTCTCCCACCAAGGACATCGACCTCCTGCCAGTGGTGAAGAAGCACTTCCGCTTCCCTAGCAACAAGCTGGCATACGTCACGAAGGCCCTGGGCCTCTCGGGCAAGATCAGCCACTCAGGCCACGAGATGTGGGTGAAGTGCCTGGCCGGTGACCCGGCAGCGTGGGCACAGATGTCCCGCTACTGCAAGCAGGACGTGCGGACCACGACGGAGCTGTACGACCGGCTCCTGCCGTGGATCTCCAACCATCCCCACACGGGTCTCTACGGAGACACCGTGGAGGAGAACGTCTGCCAGTCGTGCGGCAGCGCGAACGTGCAGAAACGGGGCTTTGCTTACACCAATCTGGGCAGATTCCAGCAATACCAGTGCGTTAGTGCGGGTTGTGGCCGTTGGTCCCGTGGCAAGAAGCTGCTGGACTCTGTTGACCTGAGAGGTACGTCGTGACCGCCCCCTCGACCCGGGACTACCTGGATGAGCAGTGGAAAGCATGGCTGTACTGGCACGCAGACCCGGACGTAACGTCCAACGACGAGTTCTTTGCCTTCCTCCGGGCGTGGACAGCGGATAGCAGCGGGGTACGCAGCGCTTTCCTCGACTCTTGGGAGTCCCGGGATGCTTAACGACTACGCCATCGAAGTCCTCACCCCAGTGGTCAGCGAAGCCTCCCACAACGTGTGGCGGCAGTGGAGGAACCGTGGGCTACTGGCCACCAGCGAAGACCTGGCCCAAGAGGGCTGGGTGTGGGTGCTGGGTCACCCTGACCTCGTAGAGCGCATCCTGGGACAAGAGGAAGGCGACCCACGGCGGTACCTGTACGTCTGTGTTGCTCGGCGGATGCGGAACTACTGCGAGACCAAGACGGCACAGCGTGCCGGCTACGAGAAGCAGGACCAGTACTTCTACGACCTGAACCTGTTGGCCGTGGCCTTGCCGTACGCATTGGACACGGACGTAGCATCCCGCTACTCCAACCCGCTGGTGCAGGCTACTGACAACAACGCCGGTAAAGGCGTCGGGGACCCCGCTAAGGGCAACAACTGGCTGACCATGTGCGTAGACATTGCCAAGGCGTACGAGACGCTGGGAGGGGCCGACAGGGGCCTCCTGCGGGACCTCTACGTTCACCCGCTGGGGTTCAACGACACGGAGTCGATCAAGCTCGTTGCTGAGCGCGTGGGGATCTCTGCTCGCCAGGCGTACCGCCGCAGGGAAGCGGCGCTACAGAACTTGGTGATCGGTCTCGGTGGAGAGAAGCACACCAAAGAGGAACGCGAGTCCGGTGCGCTTGACCCGGACGAACGACCCGTCAGCTTCGTGGACCGCTACGCGGCCCGGCGTATGGCCAAGGGCAATGCCGCTGCACTAACCGAGCTTCGATGGGAGTACGAAGGTGTCTGACTTTGACATACTCACGCAGTACACGGTATGGCGCGAACAGGCGTTCGTGTGGCACGGCCTTGATGGGCTCGGCATAACCCGTGTCAGTGATGCGGAGTTCATTGACGCTTTCCTTGACTCCTGGCACTCAGCCATGTTCCACGGCATCGACGCGATCATTGCGCGGCAGCGGCACGAGGACATCAAGCGAGGTCAGGAGTAGTTATGAGCAAGGTAGAGGAACTGCTAGCAACGGCAGACAGCCAGGAACGCGTTACGCTCATTACCGGCGCGCTGGACGAGGCGCTGGTCGCTGCCCGTCAGGAATTAGCCGCCGTCCGTCAGGACTTGACGGCAAAGCTGCGCGCGAGCGAGCACCGACAGGACGTCTACGCCGAGGCGTCGCGGGACGTCATCCGGGTACTGGTGGATGCAATCACAAGCGGCAGGCGTTACTAGCCCGCTCCGCACCCGAACACAGCGAAGGCCCCGTCGTTAAGACGGGGCCTTCTGTCGTACTACTACGAACCCAGCAGCATCGCCAGCAGGTGCAGCAGGCCGATCCACAGCATGTAGACAACCCACAGGACGGCGCACCCTGCGGCGAAGCGCAGCACTTGCCTGACTGCGTGCCGGAACTTGCTCCGGTAGACGATCTTGCGGCCGGATTCGTGGACGTAGTAGGGCATGTCAATACTCCTTCTCGGTGGGGTAGGGAAACGGCGCGGGCAGGCCGGGTCTACCAACGAGTTCGTCGTGCATACAGGCGAACCCCTGGTCGGTCAGCACGTGCACGAGGAACCCCGCTCGGTGCCCGGATGGTGAGGCGGTGCCATCTGAGGATCGGGGACACCATTGGTAGTTTCCGAACCTAACCAGCCGGGCGATGAACCCGGCAGGGTCACGTTGGATCACGTCGCTCATCGTCTCCCTCACGTCACGCCTCCTTCTTGCCGGCATAGTACCTGCGCTCGCGTTCCTTGGGCGTAAGTCCACCCTGGACTCCCCAGCGTTCCGTGGCCCGTATTCCTTCATGGTGCATGGCGAAGGCTAGGCACTGCTGGATGACGGGGCATTCGGCGCAGTAGGACTTGGCCTCCTGCACCACCTCAGCCTTGTGCCCAGAGATCCCCGTAAGGGCCTCACCGGCCTCCCCGAAGACCTCAGCTGCGTACGGGGTACGGCAAGCCGCCAGGGGCACCCAGCGTGCCCTGGAGGCCCCGTCTACACGCTTGGTCTTATCGCACTGCGCACACAGACCTCCGTCCCTGCATCCCGTGCCGCACCGCCGGCACAGCGTCGGGTTGACCATCTACTCAGGCTTGGCATGAGTGCCAAGCACGGCCGGCGAGCCGTGCGAGCCGCGTGGCTTCATAAACATGGTGCTCACGAGGCACCGTCCTGGATCGGCAGGTTGTCGTCATACGTGGCGTCGTAGCCGGGCTCGCCAGGCATCAGCCCACAGCCGGACCAATACCTGTACTTGGTCTCCGCGCAGATGTCGGGCCACGCGGCCCGCAGCTTCGCTTCGTTCGCCGTGTCGGCTGCACGATATGCAGCCATAATCACCGCCGCGAACGGCGGGTCCGTGACCCAGATCCGCTTACATGCCTGGTAGTCGTAGAGTGACATCAGGCACCGTCCGCAGCGTCGAGGATGGCTTCGGTGGCACGTGTCGTCACTCCGCCGTCGCGATCGAGGGCACGCAGGTCCTCGATGAGGTCCCAGGGGATGACGGCGACACGCTGCCAGCAGGCGGGGACGCTGATGGTGAACGCCATATCAGCGGAGCGGTACACGTCGCCGTTGCCGTCAACGTGCTGCCACCACGCACGCGGGTGCTCGACCCACGGCAGCGGCGGGGACGGCTTGTCTGGGATGCGGGTCCAGTGGGCAATAGCACCAGCGCTGCGGTGATAGTCGCCGTCGTCCATCCAGCACCTGTCCACGAGGCAGGGCGCGATGATGTCGATGGCGTTGCCGTCTTCATCGAGGTAGGGGCCCGTCAGGTCCTCGGCATCACTCACAATGTCTCCTCCAGATCGTTCATGCAGTTTGAGAACCGCGCAAGGCGCACGGCACCGTTCGGTGCGTGGTAGATGTTGTCCAGTACCGGCTTGGCCCGCTGAGCCTGCAGCCTGGTGGCCCATGGGCCGTACACGGAGAAGTCGTAGTAGCCCTCACCGGGCTCAGACCTCTTGGTCTGCACGACAAGCGCGTAGGCAGGACGGTTGAGGCGTACAGCGTCAATCGCCTGGATGATCTCTGTAGCCTTCTCGGAGACGTCCTCGCCGGGTGATTTCAGCAGTTCTTCTACGGCCCTGCGTTCTTGCACGCGCACGGCGTAGGTGAGCGGCTTGGTGTCAGTGCTGGGCATGGTGGTCACCGTTGTGTTCGTGCGCTTCTGCCTCCGCGTCGCGGGGCTCCAGGGTGGCCCAACCGTGCCAACGGCACGGCTTGCACTCGGCGCGGAAGTAGTCCTCGCCCCAGGTTTCACGGGTCCGGACGACGGCAAAGTCGTACTCAGGAAAGAGCGAAGGCTGAATGTAGTGGGGCATTGCTTACTCCTTGGTAGGGACAGGGTTACGATCACCGTTCAGGATGTGGTGCTGTTCGGCGCGAATGAACGCTCCGTCTGCGGCCAGCAAGGGGCCTGTCTCCAGGTCGGTCCACGGGAATTCGTCCGGCAACCGGCCGGCGAGCCTGGCGTCTACGACGATGCTCGTGTAGAGCAGTCCGTCGAACTGTGGGTGAGTCAAGAGCCACGGCTCCACCTCTACCTCGTCGTTGAGGAGGATTACCTGCGATTCTCCAGTGCCGTCACTCACTACGAGCGCGTGCATCAGTGCCCGTCCTCTGTGTCAAGGTAGTCCACGACGTCGCCCACCATGCTCCAGAAGTCCCGTTCGGACTCTGGTGCACGCATACGTCGGATCAGGTCCGCGGGGACCTTGAACCAGTTCTCTGATCCTTCGAAGCCATAGCAGGAGCAGCGGTATGGGCCAAACTCGCAGGCCCCGAGGTGCCCTAAATGGTCGCCTGCGGTGTGATTACAGTGAAAGCACCTGCTCATTTCAGGCCCCCTTGGCAATGGCAACAAGCAATAGCACAACAGCTACTACAATGAACGTCATTACTCTGCGCAACCTTCTCAGTAGTAGAGGGATATAGTTACTATCTGCAACTATGGTGTTCGGCTAAACTCATCCGCCCATCAGCCGCGTGAAGTGAACTGATGAACGAATGAGAATGGTCAAACGATTAGGCGTTGGCTTGCTACTGCCTGCTTGTCTGCAAGTGCCGCTCCCTTGCACAACAGCACGGTGAACGCGAATGCGCTGGCGTAGAGGATGACGCACAGGACGAACCACCCAACGTCGTTGAGACTGTCCAGGTGGCTCACGTCAGTGCCCGTAACCCATGGCGGTGGCGTACTTGGGCGCGCCGCTCCACGGGAACGCGGCGCTGTAACTGTTCATGGAGAGCCCGACCCGGCCATGCCCGGAATCCTGCACGCGCTTGGTGAGGATCGGGCTGGGGCGCTTCACGATCTGTTCCTGACGGGTCCAGTAGTCCGCGTCACGGTCTACGGCCGACCAGTCAGATTCCATGAGCGGACCACCGTCCGCGTTCGGTACAACCTTGTCGCTGTAACCTGCGCCGACCTCGGTGTCGAGGTACGTGGTTGTCCACTGCTGGATTTTCACGGACTTGGGGGTAACGCCAACAACACGGTAAAAATCGACGTTCGTCTGGTCGTATCCCCACGAGCAGTAGAACCAGTCGCCCACCTTGACGTTGTGTGCGGGAGCGTATCTACGTGATACGGAAGCGCTCATGCTGACACCGACCCGTAGGTGACGTGTTCGTCTTGACGTGGTGCGTACTCGCCCACGGTTACCCACGCACCGCGCAGGTAGGACCCGTTTGTGTCCTCGTACTTGTCCCGCTTCTCGAAGTACCAGCCGACTCGCTTGGTACCCGACGCGGTGTCCACATAGACGCTCGATCGACACACGCCGACGTCACCCAGCTTCACAACGACCCGGTAAATCTCGCCCATGTTCGGGCTACCGTCCTCGTTGAGCACGTCGTCGTACATGTCCTCAAGCTTGGTTACGTCGTCCCCGATGCCGTAACCCCTGGTCTCGTCGGTGTAGGTGGTCTGAAGTGCGAAGGTGCTCATGGTGCCCTCCTGGGCGTTGGGACTTGCTTGAGTTGTGACCCTCACGTTGCCATGCCAACGGCATAGTGTCAATAACCGCCATATAACGATACGGTTACGATCGGCAGATGTCACGTTCCGGGGGCACTCTCGGCAGTTGGCTTGCTACTTCCTGCGGCTACAAGCGGGTAGATGCAACGCCGGCAGGCAGGGACACGCAAGAGCCCCCACCGCGAGGCAGGGGCTCCAGGGTGGCGCTGGGTGCTACTCGCTGTTGGGCGTGCTTGGCGGTCGGACGGCGGGTCCGGTCGCACCAGTCGCACAAGGTGTTGGTCCCGGCCTGCGTTGCTGAGTACGTGGTGCCGCTCGGCTCATCTGCTCGCGTGGTCATGGCGCGCTCTTGCGCGCGAGCTGCGGGTAGGCATCTGGTCTTAGCTCGGCCTGGTCGATGTATGCCATGACGCTCGCCAGGTGGTCTGCAAGGGCACGGGCAGGCTCATCCCAGACAAACGCGCCATTTACGTACACGGCCGTGCGTCTCTCCCCGTGCATCGTGGTCTTAGTCTTGAGCTTGATCGTGCGGCCCTGGTACTCCTCAACGGTCATGCCGACACCTCCACGGTGAACACTTCGCGGTTGCTGGCGTCCATCACGTCGGTAGACGTGACTGCCTCCGGACTGACGCCCATGGCCAGCACCACCGCGCCGCGCAGAGCGGCAGGGCAGGCCCCGGCGGCAGTACCCACGTGGCGCGTGTGCTTGCGTCCGGTCGTGTCCTTCCAGGTGACGCGGATGCGTCCTGCGCCGGTGCTCGGGTGGGCGACGTACTTGGCCTTAGCCGTGACGGTCATCCGGACACAACCTGGAAGTGTGACCAACCGAGGTCGGTCTCACCGCTCTCGACCAGCTCCGCGAGCAGGGTGCCGACCCGCTCATGGTTGGTTGGCGTGTAGGGGAACTCGCTCGCCGCGAGGTAGGCCGCAAGGCTCTCGACGGTGGGCTCAACCTCTGTGGTGCGCGTACTGCGGTATCCACCGTAGTGGATGGTCTCGGTAACGATCATGCTGCCACGCTCCTAGAGTGAGTGAGTGCCGGACGTCCAGCCATTGGCGGACGTGATGAGATGAACAGGTCCCAGGCCACAAGCTCAGCCTGGTGAAGGACGGCTGAGTAGCCATCCCAGTAGGTTGTCGCGTAGCGACCGTGCTCCGCGAAGTACTCGACGACGTCGCGCAGGCTCTTGACGCGCAGGTCCGCCGTAGCGTCCATGCATCCTTGCGCCAGGTCCATGCGATCTACTGCGATGGTGTTCACGATGACTCCCTGAGCCTCGGGTGTTGCGTTGTTGTTGACACCCAACCTACGCTGCGTTGATGTGGTGTCAATGACATGGTGTGTGATCTACGTCACAACAGCAAAGGACCCTCGGCCCGTGAGGGCAAGTGGTCCAGGTCGGTGCTGGCTTACTTGACGATCATTCTTCGGTTGCGGCCCTCAGGTCATAAACCATGACCGCATCGAGATCCCATCGGCCGCCCGTAAGGATGGCGTGGAGGTGTCGGCCGCAGGCGAACCAGCGGACGATCGGTTGCATGTCATTGCCCTCCAAGTTGCAGATCGACCAGACCGCATAGGAGCCACACCGGTCGCAGCGCGTGCCGTGCTCAACCTGGAACGTGGTCGCTTTCATGGCATCTCGTCCAAGATGGCCAGGATCTCAACGGCTCCGAGCCCACGCGCGGAGATCCCGTAGCGGTCGGCTGTGGACATCGGCGCGGACGCATCGTGCACTCGCAGGAGACTCGCCCTCCACTTTGTCACCAGTGTCCTGATGGCGTCGACCTTCGCGTAGGCGGACTCAAGGTTCGTTGGGACAATCTCGGTGATATTCGTGGCACCGTCCAGGATGGCGATGATCTCCGGTGCGGGGCCGCACTCAACGGCGTACTCGAAGACCTCTGCCTCAGCGCGGATCGCAGCCAGCTTCCTCCTGCTGGCCAGCAGTTCCTGCGCAATGCAGCGCAGGTCAACGCTCACCTTGAAGTTGGCGCTGGCCGTCACGAGATCCTCGTCAGTGAACGTGCTCATGCTGACTCACCCCACCACGTACGGCCCGAGGTGGACGCGCCGCCCACGGCACCGACGTGAGCACCGGCTCTGGTGAGGCGAGCGCGTCGGTAACCTGCGAGGTAGAGACGCTCGGCTAGGTCGACGGGTGTCTCTGTCTCGCGGCCGGCGCCGGTGCGGAAGTTGCCCGCACGGTCTACGCCCGACCATCTGACGATCGTGTCCATGGTGTCCTCCGATGTAGGTAACTCTCACGCTACGCCGTGATGAGAGAGTGTCAATGGCATGGATACGTGACGTGCGTCACACTCATGGTGGCAAGGATGCGCCGGCTGAGTGCATGGATGCATGGGCACAGTGGCACTAGCGGACGGGTAGTCACTACTGGAATGTTAGTGGTAGGACTGTCAAACAAAGAGCACATAAGTGCTGATGTTACCTCATTGTTAGCAAGACTAACGATCGATCGTGCCCATTGAGTGCCCATCCTCATGCATTCTCTTGCCCTTGCGTTGTGCTGATTACGTGCATACACATACGTACAATCAATGCATCGATGAGAGATGAGTGGGCGCGCACGCGTGGTGTTGAGCACGCTCGCGTGCCTGGTCTTGAGCGTGCACATACACGCGCCGGAGATCCTGCGATCGACCCCTGCTTTTTAACCCGCGCGTGTGTATATGTAATGACTCACCCCAAGCATTTCTGGATCACTGCGGGGGTCATTATGCCATACTTGTATGGCGTCTTCTATGCACAAACAAAGGTGCTATACCCTACCTACTCGGTAGGGAACTACCCCTCCTATACCCTACTGAACTGGTAGGCATCTAGTTGCCATGCCCACATAGTGAGACGGCAGGGAGGGGTCTGCACCCCTCCTGACCTGCACGTTTGCAGATCCCAAAAGTTTTTTCGTGTCGGATGTCAATGAGGGAGGTCAGTGACCCGCGTAACAGGGTAGGAGACAAAAACGGGAGCCCTACAGGGCGAGCCGCTCGGGCCTGCGGCCTCGCGCACGCGGCAAGTACATGAAGTACTTCACTAAGAACGCTACAGAGTACGGCGCTTCAAAGCGCCGCATACATAGTAGCAGTGCTGGCCTGCAGGCCAGCCATGAGTGATAGTACCAACAATGTTGGTACCGGCATACAAGCCCGGCAATAAAGCCGGGCAGCAGCAGTGCTTCCCTAACGGTCAGCACCTAATCATTCAGCGGTAGCAAATGGTTGGGCTTTAGCCTTAACCCTAGGGTTGTTGGTGGTAGCAAAGAATGCAAGGTACTTCGGGTATTGAACCCTCGTACCTTGTCTGCGCCCGCTAAAAGAACTCCCGCACGCACGCGTGAATGACCGACCGGATAAGACCGACCCAAAGACTCCCCCATGGAGGGTAGAGCGATGATCTGCCGTTGCCCTGGATTCGGCCTCAAACGGCTGGTCTGCCTGCTCGACAATCTCAACCACTCGGCTCGGCTTCACCTCCATTGGATCTGCGACCTCCACGACCGGAACATCACCGGTGCCTGACCTGACCCCGATTTTCCTGGAGCCTGAGTGGCCCGTCGAGCCCCTGCACATCCTCGATGACACCTGTTGGTGCCATCCGGTTTCTGGCTGGGAGAACGACGACTGCACGTGCGAATACTGCCTGGACTACTCCCTGGAGGACGACGAACTATGACCGACCACATTCTGCTCATCATCATCTTGATCGTTGTCGTCATCAGCCTGTTCTTCGGCTGGCGCAGGTGACGGTCTACGAGGACTGGTCGGCTTACCCGGTCTTCGCGGAAGTGACAGCTTCTGCTACGCACTGGAAGCCTCCGTTCGAACTCCTCCGGCCGACCTCGGGGGCGCCCCACGGCAAGCCTCACTACGACCTTGGGCTGGACATCATTCGCGGCTACCTCGTAGCCGAAGGCAAGCGCCTCGAAGGCAAGCACCGCACACGACGCTCCACCTGACGTTAGGACGCACATGCCCGCCATCTCCGTGAACAAGCCCACGGTCGGGGCTGACGTAGATATCTGGGGCGCCGAGGTCAACGCTGCACTGGACGACATCGTTGCCGGTGCTAACGCCACCGGTGCACTGCTGACCGAAGCGGTTGACGAGACGGGCACCGTGCGTATCGGCGCGCTGCCGGACCTGTCGGGCGTCGGTGGCGGCCGCCAGCCGGTCAACGTCCTGGCCGACTACGGCACCACGTCCACGGCAGTTGCCGCCGCCGTGGTAGCCGCCAAGGCGCAGGGTCGCGGGCTCATATTCGCCGCAGGCTCCTACGCCCACACTGGTGACCTCGTGCTCGACTGGGATGACGCCAGCATTCAATGCCCGGACTCCACTGGCGCGCTGCTCACCTTCACCAACGGTGGCCTCGTCGTGGATGGCTCCACGGGGTACAGATTCCGTACCAGCATCTCCGACCTTCGGATTGTTCGTACTGGATCAGTCGGGCCGGCATGGGAGTTCCGTGGTGGCGGCCTACTGACGGGCGCAGCCCGCTGGACTGCGACGAACGTCCGCGTTGAGTCTTCCACGGGCGACGCGCTCAAGATTGATGGTTCGTACATCGGATCGTTCCATTCCTGCTACCTGCTGCGCGCTGTTGGGTACGGCCTCAACGTCTGCCTCGACCCCACCACGGGGGTAGTGTCTGGCAACGCTCTCAACTTCTTCGGCGGCGAAATCCAGGCTTGCACCAACGCCGCGTTCCTCGATTCGTCGCTGTGCGTCAACTTCTTCGGAACCACCTTCGAGAACAGCGCTTCGACTGGTATCGAGCTGTACCGCAACTGCCAGAACGTCACCTTCACCGGCTGCTACTTCGAGGGCAACGCCGGGTACGACATCAAGGTCGGCACCAGCGCCAACGCCGGCATCGGTCCCATCATCACCGGGTCCTACTTCACGGACGCCGGGATCGGGAAGACCCGCTCGATCCACCTTATCCGGGCGTCGCAGGCGCAGATCACCGGCAACCAATTCAAGGGTCTTGCTGCGAATCCTCCCATCTTGGTGGAGGAAGCAACACCGGGGAGCGTGACTGGGTTCGCGCAGAACAACACGACCGACGGCACCGTTGACGTTACCCCACTCAACAGCGCCGCAAAGTTCGTCAGGTATGCGTATGCGCAAAAGGCCGCCGACGTGGCGCAGCCCTTCCTCGCGCTCGTCAAGGCGGCCGCGGTTGACCCAGTCATCCTGGTCATCGGAGACTCAACCTCGATCACCAGCCGCTGGCCGACGTACCTGGCGTCGAACCTCGCCGCGATGTTCCCGACGCACACCGTCTTGTTTCACGCCTTCGATACCACCGGCCCATTGTCGTACCTGGCTCCGACGACCACCTCGACAGGCACTGGGCCCCGAACGATCCACGTCTACAACGCATCGATCGGCGGACATAACTGCAACGCTTTCAAGGGCGCGAAAGCAGACGGTGCGTTCAGCGGCATCCAGCCGGACCTGACCTTCCTCTCGATGGGGCACAACGAAGGCGTCAACTCCTACTGGTGGCATGGCCAGTACTTAGCCCTGACCGAAGAGCTTGCACAGCGGCACACCGGCACCATCGTGAGTGTCTCACAGAACCCGACCTTCGTGGACCCCGGCACCGGGGGCACGACGACGGACCCACTCACCGGCGTCAGCGACGGCCTGCAAGAAGCACGCCGCGAGGTTTACCGCAGGATCGCCGCCCGACGCGGCTACGGCTTCATCGACGCCACACAGGCATGGCTCGACTCCGGCCACTGTGTGGACTGGACCAGCGACGGCACTCACCCCATCACTGTCGGCTCCCAGTTCTGGGCCAACATCGTGTGCGGTATGTTCGTCTGGGACCAGAACTCGATTCCACGCACACAGACCCCATCACTGTTCTCCCACCACGGGGCGAACCTTCTGCGCAACTCGACGTTCGCTGACGGTATGGACTACTGGACCCTGTCCAGCATCACCAACGCGGTTGACACCGTGAACTTCGAGGGGTCCAGCAACACCGCCACCAGTCCCGCGGCCTTCACTGCCACGTCACAGAAGATCACATCCCTTGCCGGGGGAAACAACTTCATTAGCCAGCGCGTCCCCGTGGAACGAGTGAAGGGCAAGTGGGTCACTCTTGCCGTGCGACAGTTCGTCCCGTCCACCCCGACTGATGCTGCCGGCGCGGGCGTTATCCAGATCCAGGACTCTGTCTCGACGTTGGGGACCACCCAGAACGTCGGGGTCACCAACGGCAAGGACGGTTGGCGCTGGGATGTGTTCAGCAAGTTCATCGACCCTGCCGCCACGTATTGCATCGCAAAGATATTCGTCAACTCTGGTGACCTCGCGGGGGCAAACCTCACGGTTGACCGCGTTGTCATGGTCGAGGGCCTCTGGCCTGCCGATGTCGCTCGTCGGGAATTGCTGGCCGTGGATGCGTGGCAATCCTACACTCCCACCCTTTCATCCAACATCAGTATCGGTAACGGCACCATCGTCTCGACCTACCGCAACGACATCAAGAACGGAACCGTGGACTTCTTTGCCCGAATCACCTTCGGGTCCACGACGACGATCAACGGGTCAGTGGCCACGACGGTATCCCTGCCGGTGAACATTCTGACCTCCCCCAGTGCTGTGATCGCCGTGCGCGCGACCCTCAAGGGCGCGGCGTACTACCTCGGTCTGGCGATCGCAGCCACGACCTCCGCGCTCACCGTCGCCAGCATCGGTACGGCCGGCATTCGGGCCGACCTGACCGCAGCCGTGCCGTTCACCTGGGCCACCGGCCACATTATCGAGGTAAGCGCGCGTTATCGCACGGTCTAAGTGCTCAAACGGCTGGAACCTTCCACGCAATCTAGGAGTCCCCATGCTGGTTGACAAGGCAACCGGCAAGCCGGTCTCCCGCAGGAAGGCCGGCGTGGGTCGCACCAACGCCCCGCTGGCCCGCACGCTCACTATGGCGGCCGCTAAGAATGCCTTCGTTGGCTACATCAGCGCCGGCTACATGGTCAAGGAAGCACTGGTCAAGATCGGGCGGGACCAGAAGACGTACGAGCGGTGGCGGAAGCTCGATGAAGGCTTCCGCATCTCCGTTGACACGATCCGTGCCACTACCAAGATCCCTGACGGGGAGCGGGTAGACAAGCGCGCGGCTGCTGTGATGATGGGCTTCGCTGCTTTCCGTGAACGCTACCTGCACAACGCGGTAGCCCCACACCAGCAGCAGTGGGTGGATGTGATCGAGGGCCATCAGCCCTCCGACCTCCACCCGGCCCAGACATGGGTTGACGTTGATCCTCAGCGGATCATCGTGAACTGCCCTCCTGAGTTCGCCAAGACCATGACCATCTCTGTTGACTACGTGGTCTATCGGATCTGCTGTGATCCAGCAGTCCGAATCAAGATCATCTCGGCAACACAGCCGCTGGCGAAGCAGATGCTGCACGCCATCAAGTACCGACTTGTCAACCCGGACTACAGCCAGCTCCAACTGGACTTCGGTCCAGAGGGTGGCTATAAGGCCAACGCTGATTCGTGGGCCGCAGATCAGGTCTATCTCGGTCGCTCGTCGGACGAGAAGGACCCGACCGTCCAGGCTCTGGGTATCGGTGGGCAGCTGTACGGTGCCCGTGCCGATCTCATCATCCTCGATGACTGCACGGACCTTAAGCACGCCAGCGAGTGGGCACGCCAGCGGCAGTACATCATGCAGGAAGCCTCGTCCCGTCTCGGGATGGTGGGCGTCATGCTGGTGATCGGCACCAGGGTTGCCGCACGCGACGTGTACTCGGAGTTGCTGAACCCGGAGAACTACCCGATGGGCGAGCCGGCCTGGTCGTACCTCGCGCAGCCGGCCATTCTGGACGAGACAGCGAGTTCCGCTGACTGGGAGACCCTGTGGCCTTGGGCCACACGTCGGTGGGAAGGCTGCAAGTGCAGCAACCCGCAGTGCCAAGACGGCCGCGAAGACGGCATGTACCCGCACTTCGATGGCCCGCACTTGGAGAAGCTGCGCAAACGCCAGGATCTACGGACGTGGGCGCTGGTCTACCAGCAGTCAGCGATTGCCGAGGACTCCACGTTCCCCACCCACGCGGTGGTTAACTCAATCAACAAGCGTCGTGCGCCCGGACTAACGGGTGGCCTAGTCCGGGTTCCGGAGGGCTGCTTCTGGATCGGGTCTATGGACCCGGCTACGACAGGCCCCAGCGGGGCCATCGTCTACGCCTTCGACAAGCAGACCCACAAGCGCTATGTCGTGGACGCCAAGGCCATGAAGGGCGCGTCGCCCAGCACGCTCAAGAATCTCATCAAGCAGTGGTCTACCGACTACCCAATCAAGATGTGGGTAGTGGAGAAGACCGGCCTGAACACGTACTTCACTCAGGACGAGGAACTACGCATGTGGCTCACCAGCCACGGCATCACGTTCCACCCCCACTACACGGGCAGCAACAAGTGGGAGCCCGGCTTCGGCATCGCTTCCATGTCCGCACTGTTCGGTAGCTACGACCGCAACGCCGAAGGCGTGAACGTCCAGATCACCGAGCCGTTGATCGAACTCCCCCGGCTGGACACGGACGCACTCAAGATGCTGGTCAACCAGCTGCAGGTGTGGTCACCGGAGTCTGACCCGAAGAAGGTCCAGCAGGACTTGGTGATGGCCCTGTGGTTCGCGGAGATCCAGGCACGCAAGCTGGTCAAGTCTACGTCCATCCCGGCATCACAGATGTT